GGCTTATGGCATACCACAATTAAAGAATAAGAAATTGCAACACATGGATGGATTCACCCAGGTGCAATGGGGATTGAAATATGTGCGCTCGCGTTATGGCACACCTTGTAATGCCTGGGTTTACTGGACAATACATAAGAATTATTGATTGAATTTATAGTGATTTATACTGTCAAGTTAATTGATTCAGTGGAGTGTCGCAGCCTATGATCTCAGCAATTATTGATTTGCAAAATGTGTCAAGAGTATAATTAAGACATGACTACTAAACAGATATGTGAAACACTAGCAGCTGAACATGGCATCACAATTGAGGTTGAGGACTTTGGACATCAAAAGATGTCAAATGTTGATTTGCCTGATGGGTATCAATTTGGGATTGATGATGACCAAAGAGGGTTATGCATCTATTTCAACAAGCCAATCAGAATGGCTGAGGTTTGGTCTGAGGTATTAAAAGACATCAACACATTGATTGATGGCAAAGCGGATTGGCACAAAGTGGATGAGTAGGTCATGGGCAGCTGGCAGTCATAAAGGCTGGCGCAAAGTTAGGCAGCGGATATTGCAAAGGGATCAATCAACATGTCAGTTATGTGGGCAGACTGAAGGGCAACTACATATTGACCATATAATTCCCAAGCGTTTGCAGGGTAGTGATATGGATGAAAATTTGCGCGTATTATGCCAATCATGCAATTTACGAAGGGGGGGGTCTTTTTTTGAGCATGACAGAACACCCCCGACTCTCCATGAACTCTTTACCCCCATGAATGTGAGCAAAAGTCATGATTAAGGATGTTTCAGGATTGATCAGTAATGATCCAATCTCATCAGTAATGATCCAGCCGCAATCGGTTTTGAGTCAGTCATTAGCAGGGCAGTTTGGCTCACCGACCCCAAGAATCCACACGCCACTAAATGATTTACCATCTAGGGGCTTAGAAATCATTGATTTTGCAGCTGCATTGAAACTGGAGTTGATGCCCTGGCAGAAATTTGTCATTGAGCATTCACATAAAGTGCGCCCTGATGGGAGATGGCAAACCCCGCTTGTGGCAACTGTCGTTTCAAGGCAATCGGGAAAATCAACCATGATGTTGGTGCGCATTTTGGCGGGCATGTTTCTATTTGATGAGCCATTGCAAATTGCATCAGCCCACCGCCTGACCACATCCCTGGAACAATTTAGAACGCTGGTTGGCTTGATTGAGAGCAGCAATGATTTATCCAAAAAGGTGCAGCGGATCAAATGGTCACATGGTAACGAAGAGATAACAGTGCAAAACAAAAATGGGGTTTCAAGGTTTGCAATCAAAGCGGGTGGGTCGGCTGGTAGAGGCGTTTCTGCAACAACAGTTCACCTGGATGAGTTACGCGAACAGCATGACCTGGAATCATTTGCATCATTGCGTTATTCATTGCTTGCCGCCAAGAATCCAATGATCATTGCCTATTCATCAGCGGGTGATCAGCATTCAGTTGTTTTGAATCAGATCAGGGATCGGGGCATTGCCGCAGCTGCGGGCAACAGTGATGAGATTGCATATTTTGAATGGTCAGCACCCAGTGATGACATCAATGATCCTGCCAACATTGTGGCGGCAGTTCCAGCCCTTGGTCACACAATCCATGCCGACAACATAGGTCAATTGTTAAATGATCCACATGAGGTTTTGATGACTGAGGTATTAAGCCGCTGGGTGGCAACCATTTCATCAGCCATTGGTGAAATTGAATGGCGATCATGTGAATCACCTGAATTGGATTTGGATACTGAGAAAATCACCTGGATGGCATTGGATCATTCACCTGACCGCAGACATTGCGCATTGGTAGCAGCCCAGCAATTACCAAATGACCAGTTCATTGTTAAGTTGTTGCATACCTGGGAAAACGCGGTTGCATTAGATGACAAAGAAATTGCAAATGATGCATCAGCCTATTGCCGCAAATACCCAATTGAGTTTCTGATCTATTCCAGGCGAACCAGCGCATCAGTGGCTGCTAGGTTGCAACCCGCAGGAATCCCCATTATGGAGGCAGATTCATTCTATCCGCAATCATGTGATGAGATGATTTCAGCAATTAACGCGGGCAGATTACGCCACAGAAACCAAGAGATGCTGACCCTGCAAATGCTTTCAGCGGTTAAATTAACCAGGGGTGATGGGGGGATTGTTTTGGGTAGGAGAGCCAGCCAATCCGCAATTTGTGCAGCGGTTGCAACTGCCCTGGTAACGCATTATGCGACACGCCCATCAACGGATGTTGATATATTGATTGGCTAGTGGTAATCGCCTGAGAAAATGCGGGCATGGCGATCCTTGATAGATTTAGAGTGCAGACAAAAACAGCTGCGCCCGAACCTGATGTTGCCGCAACTAATTTGGCACCGCTTAACAATTTAAATTCACTTTATACATTTATTAACACACCAATCAGTGCGACCTATCAGGAATTTATTTCAATCCCATCTGCAACCCGCGCCAAAGATATAATTTGCCAAAGCATTGCATCAATTCCATTGGTGCTGCGCGATAGATCAACAGGCATGAGATTAGATGCACCGCGTGTGATTCACACACCTGATCCAAGATTGCCAGGGCAAGCCACATATGCATGGCTGTGCAGTGACATTCTCCTATATGGGTTTGGGTATTTTCAGGTTACAGAATTATATGCAGATACATTCAGAGTCAGATCAGTGCAAAGAATTTCACCTGATCGCGTAGCAATTGAAACTAATGCTGATGCCACAGAAATCACAGGATACACAATTGATGGTGGATACAAACTGCCTGATTCGGGTGTCGGCAGTCTTGTTGTGTTTTACAATCCAGGGGATGTTGGAGTTTTAAATAGAGCAGGGCGCACCATCCGCACAGGTGCAGAGTTGGAACGCGCTGCAATGAATTATGCGCGTGAGCCAATTCCATCAATGGTTTTGAAATCAAATGGCACAGCATTGCCCGCAGATCGCATTGCAAAATTATTGGATCAATGGGGTATTGCTAGGCGCAACCGCACAACTGCATTTCTCAATGCTGATGTGACAATGGAACAAGTTGGATTTGATCCGCTGAAATTACAATTGGCAGAAGCGCGTGAACACATTGCAACTGAGATTAGCCGCGCGGTTGGTATTCCAGCATATTTTACAGATTCACCAAGTGGATCATCAATGACTTATTCAAATGCAGTCACAGCCCGCCAAACTTTATTGGATTTCAGTTTGATTCCAATTGCTGATGCAATTTCACAAAGATTGTCAATGCCTGATTTCACGCCATCATCACAAGTGGTCAGACATGATTTTGATGTTTACCTGCGCGGGTCAGCCCTGGAACGCGCTCAAATTTATGAAATATACAACCGCATTGGCGTAATGAGCGCTGATGAAATAATGAGAAAAGAGGACATGGCACTATGAAACTGACCACCCCAATGCAGATCACCGCAGCTGATTCAGAATCTAGGACAATCAGCGGGCGCATTGTTGCATTCAATGAAGCGGCAAACGCCAGCACTGGCAAAGTTATATTTGCAAAAGGCAGCATTCAACCAAAAGAGGTGTTCCTAAATTTAGAGCATGACCGAACCCGCAGAATTGGGAAAACTTTAAGCATGAGTTTAAATTCAGATAAATCCATTGATGCCACATTTAAAATTGCCAACACCACCGCTGGAACTGATGCATTGGTTGAAGCAATGGATGGACTGCGTGACGGATTCTCCGTTGAATTAGCGGTGAATGATTATGAAATGTTAAAGGATGGAACAATGAAAATCATCAATGGAGATTTGCAAGCCGTTGCCCTAACATCTGAGCCAGCCGTTAGATCAGCGCGTGTCACAAAAGTGGCGGCAACAGAGGAAAATTCTGAACCCACAACAGTTGTGGAAACAGAGCCAACAACCGAAGGAGAAAAAGTGTCAGAGCCAATTACTGAACCAGCTGCACCAACTGAAACAGTTGATGCATCACTGGCAATCAAGGCAACATCATCAACACCAATGTTTTATGCAAAGCCAAGAAACCCAATTGTGAACATGGGTTCATGGGTTGAGCATTCAATTAAAGCACAATTGAATCCAAATTCAGATTCAGCACTTTATGTTAAAGCGGCAACAGATGACCTGGGAAATACAAACCCAGCATTCAATCCCACCCGCCAATTAAATGAGGTCATCAATGGTTTAAGCAATGCAACACGCGCCAACATTGATGCAATCAGTCGCGGAAATTTGCCTGATGCTGGGCTTCAATTTCAAATTCCTAAAATCAGCCAGGTTGCAGTTGTTGCAGCGGTGGCAGAATCAGGCGCAGTTACAAACACAGGAATTGAATCTGCATTTTTAAATGTGGACATCAGCCGCTATGCAGGGCGCAACATTCTGACAACAGAAATCATTGAGCGTTCATCACCTGATTTCTTTAATGAATTGATCATGATTATGGGATCAGCAATGGCATTGGCACAAACATCAGCCGTTGGCACAGCATTACTAGCAGGTGCAACCGCTGATGGAACACCAACAGCAAACACAGCTGCTGGATTGCTTGCATACACATCACGATCAAATGCAGCCATTTATGGATCAACACAAAGATTTGCTAGGTCTTTAATAGTATCTCCTGACCAATGGGCAAACATAATGTCATATAATAATAATGGCATTCCATTATTCCAGGCATATCAGCCAAGCAACCAAACTGGTTTAGTAACTGGTCAATCACAAATTGGTTTAGTTGCAGGACTAAATTTTTATGTGGACAATTCAGGTGTAATCACTGGCACTGGAGATGGATCAATGGTTGTTGTTGAGCCTAATTCATACACATGGTATGAGTCACCAAATTACCGCTTAGATGTAAACAAGCCATCTGACGGAACAGTTGAAATCTCAATAAATTCTTATGGTGCAATTGCAACCAAAATTGGTGCGGGTGCCAGAAAATTTAATTTCACCTAATATCTAAATCATGGGTTGTGATTCTCCCGAACGCAGCCCAGCCGACTACATGAAAGGACACTGATGCCAATTATTTCCGCATCTGATTTGCGCCAAGTATTGGGTGTCAGTGTCACCATGTATTCAAATGAGTATTTGGAACAAATTATTGAAAGCAGTGAGCAGGTAATTCTGCCATTGCTGGTTTCTTATTCATCAGCAATTCAAGAATATCAAGTGACTGATGATGTGATTACATTTACAACAGTGCGACCAAATTATTTCGTAGAGGGTCAATCAGTCGTTGTGACTGGTTGTGGTGGCTTAGATGATACATACACCGCTGATGCTCGGGCATCAAATGTGTATCAATTCTCTGCAAGCGTAGATGCAGCGGATTCACTCTCAGCCATTCCAGTCATCCCCGCTGGGGTCGCGGTTCTTGATGGGTCAAGTGCCGCTGATCTTTATGCAAACACAGCTGCAATCAAGAATGCATTGCTGGTTGTCAGCACTGAGATATTTCAATCAGTGGTTGCACCAGGTGGGCAAATTGAGGGCGTAGATTTTGCCCCAACACCATACAGAATGGGCAGATCACTGACCAGCCGCGTGATGGCTTTGTTATTGCCTTATGTTGAAACAGAAACAATTGCACAATGAGTGCATCAATTTTAGAGGTTCGCAATGAACTGGCAACCGCCCTGGCATCAG